TATCGCGGCCGACGATTCGGCGTGGACTGCGGCACGATGGCCGAGCCGAAAGGCCCGCAGTTCACCTACGTAGAAGCCGGGCCGCTGAATTGGGCGTCTGGCTTCGTGGTGCTGACTTACCGAAGCGGCCGACTGCTCGAGCCGGAGATCGTCGCTGTAGACAATGGCAAGGCGTGGTTCCGAGGCGCTCCGGTGTAGCCATGCGGGTGCTAGATCGTGAACTGATAACAGAGTTGTCGTGGGCCGAACCGGAACTCTGCCAGAATTGCGCCTTCTTTGTGTATCGCAACTCGAAGTTTCACTGCGCGCATCCAGAGATCGCGCGGCCTATAGATCAAGCCGTGCAGTGCAATGCCGACCATTTCAAAAAGGCCAGTCCCTACCACGTCCGGCGCTAGTCGGCGAGAAACTGCGAAATCTGATCGGCCAATTCCGTGCGGCCAGCACGCACCAACGCAGGCCACGCAGCCGAGAGCAGAATGTACGCTTCGGCCTCTTTGGCCCTTGCTTTCTGCACGCCTAGCACCTCGCCAGCGATCAAGTCGGCCTCTGCATTAAATCCCAATGAGCGCAACTGCAATAGCGCCGCGCGTAAGTCCGGCTTCGGCGGATTGAAACGCCACGGCATACGCTCGACCTCTAAATCCCATTCGTCTTTCATGCCTCCCCCCTCGCCCGAATCGCGGCGGCGCATTGTTCGGCAGCAAACCTTTCTCTAAACCCGCCTAGCGGGTCAGTTGTGTATTGCTTGCTCATGTATGACTTTATTTGTTTTTCACACACCTTCGCACACGCCTCCCGCTCGTCTTTCACCGCAGCATCTAGCAGCCCGCAATACTGCGTCGTTCGCTGCCCTTTTGCGCATTGTCGCCAACCGTCGCGGATCATCTGTTGCTCTTTCTCGGCGGCAACGAGGGTGGCGAATCGTTCAAGGTCGTCCGAATATGCACTCCATCTACAGAAAGATGCCGGTGCCAATCCTGCCTCTCGCGCCATGCGGATAATGTCGTCGCGGGTCATCGCAGCCACTCCATGACCGTCACGGCCAACCAAATGATTAAGCCGACTGGCACTCCAATCACACCGGCCAGCAACAACAACACGAATAGAAATTGCCGCAAACTAGGCGGCGGCATTCCACCTACTGGCATATCAACCTCCGTAGTATCGCAAGAGCATCTCAGTGGCTTCTACGTGCCGCTTTATCTGCTCGATATCTTCAGCCTTATCGTGCGCGAACACAGGCGATCCCTTGCCCGCTTTCCGCTGGCGTAAATCCTTCTTGAACAGTTGCAGCGTCAACCGCAACTCGGCCCTAGTGATTTCGGCCGCGCTCTCTGGGCAGATTTCTACCTTCACCAGTAAAGCCCTCCGGCACGTTTGCGTGAGCAGGCCCAATTCGGCGACGATACGTGCCGCCAGTCCTCGCGGCGTGAGCGCCGCACCCTGCGGATGATGTCAAGAAGCCAGTTCATGCTGCACCACCTTGGTGGCCTCAAGCACCTGGTCGCATCGGCCAAGCGAGTATGCCGCCTCGAGTGCGGCCACGACCATTGCGGCGCTCGGTCTTGTGCCGAGCAAGTCGGCGATGGCGTGCAGGGCTTCCTGCGAGGATTGGTTAATTGCCATATGCTTTTTTTTCCCTTTTGATTGATAAGTATTTTGAGTACGCTTCGCTTTTAGGCTGAGTCATTCCAAGCCCTTTGCACCACCAGTCATTGCGTAACAAGACTTTGCACATTCTGCGCCATGATGGTGCCCAATATTTTTTTTCTAACTCACGCGGCGCTTCATCTGGAATCCCATTTCTATACCCACGCTTGTGCCACCCAACAAGCCAACTATTAAATCGATCTGCATAATGATTCCGAGTGATTTCGGGCATTGTGGATAACAAAAGGTTACAAAAACTTTTCCATGTGTGCCCAGGTGGTAGCGTAATTCGACTGTATCCGTTCACGTTCCCGTGCTCTTCAATGTACAAAGCGCCGCTATTTACACCATTGACTCGCGCAACAACTCGGCTCCAAGTCTTAGGCTCGATTAGGTGATACAGCCAAAGCCCTCTGCGCTGGTCATCTCCGTATGGCTGACAAAGCCGCATCTGAGACAATGACAGCCCGGCAAGATGCATACGATCATAGACTTCATTGTGTGGCTTGGCTGGATATTTTGCGTGATACCGCCAAATGTCTTTTACGTTCCAATCATAAATTGGATACACATTAAACACGCCATCAACAACTTGTGTTGTCCATCGCTTGCCAAAATGAGTTTGCTTATCCCAAATTGCGACAGTTCTAAATCTGTTTAGGCTTTCGTCCGCGCGAATCCCAATAAATGCAGCAGTTGACCTTCCTTTGCTATACCACACTGCAAACAGTTCAATGAATTCTTCAAACTCCATCCTAGGCTCGAAGAAGTCAAAATAGGCTGGGTCAGAAATTACTCCTGGCCTATTCGGAAGTTCTCGCACCCAGTCCGCCTTGCGCTCTGGATCCCACGCGCACCATACTGGCTCAAAGTTGCTAACCGCATTTCGCAATTTAAGCGGGAGGCAAACCCAGTAAAGTTCAATATGTTCAGAGTACATATCAAACATCTGCTCTGCATGGCGAATTGTCAATTCATACTGCGCCTCAAGATCAATCAACAGCACGCCAACCTTGCGCTTCCGACGCATGGCTTCTTCCATCACTAGGTGCATCATTACGCTGGAATCCTTGCCAGCACTAAAGGATATATACACTGCCTCAAAATTATCGAACACGTAGCGCACCCGATCACGCGCGGCCTGCAAGGTATCAATGCCTATTGGCTTTTTAATGGTTGCCATTAGTACAACTCCGCCTCGGTTCTTCCGCCAGCCTGCTCGTGAGTTACTGCCTCGTGGCCGTTTGCAGCAAGCCACAAGTTCAAGTATTTAAGAGCCATATCATCTGCCGCTGCTTTTTGTGTTTCATCCAGGCGGTGATATCCGCCTCGACAGCATGACGGTATTTTAAGAGCATACGCCACGGAAGCCTGCCCGAGCCAAGCAATACGATTCATGCGGTCATTTGTTAAATAATGCTCGCATGAAAACTTCCATTGGGTCGTAACGCCATGGAGAGCAGATTCAAATGCCGACAAATCTGCAAGAAAGTCGCCATACTTTTCTTCGCCTTCTTCATGGGTCATGTTTACTGGGCGCTCCGCATAGAACCCAGCGCGGAAGCATTCCCATTTTTCCCAAGTGTGGAAAACCCTGCCCTTATCATTCGGCTGAAAGTCAGAAATTACATCTGAAATGATTTCAGCGCCAACAGCAGATTCATCTGTTTTATCTGCCTCCCATGCCTGGGAGAACTGCTCATCCTTAAATGCCTCTGCAATGCCAGTTATTTGGCACAGCCTTAACACTTCGTCCGCATCCATGCCGAGTTCGCGCGCAATCTTTTCGTCAGTCCAATTCCTGCGCTTAAGTTCAACAACAATTTCAGACATAGCCTCTACACGATGCTTGCCGCGCGCGCGATTGTGGCGAATAGTTGACGCAATTCGATCTGTTTTGTCTTGACGTTCTGCATTGATAACAACAAGCGGAAGGTATCCATGCACGCGCTTGTTTACCGTCTTGCTTTCCTTGCCAACTCGATGCCGGTGGAACCCGTCAACAACCTCGTATTGACCATCACGATGCCACGAGACTATCGGCTGTGTGTAGCCATCTTCCGTAATTGAGTGCTCAAGCAATTTCATTTCTGGCGGAGCAACCGTGTTCGGATTGTAGTCGTTAGCGGTAACCAATTCTGCCGGAACCCATTGCACGCAATCCACAGGCTCATCGGCAAATGGTGAGTGCTTTTGCAATGCCATTTTTATACGGTTTATTGCATCAATTTTTTGTGCAATATCCATTGACTCTAGGCCAACAAAAGCCTGCTCCGCATTGCTAACAGGATCATTAAAAACAATTGATGATTGAAGAACAGCGTTCACTTATCATCCTCCTCTAAATCTTCTGCGATGTGCGCCGCAAATGTACAAAACCACGCGGCTTTGCGAAGGTCTTGCGCCGTCGGTGCGCCGTCTTTCTTGCCCGCGCGGCCCAGGTACTTGAGCGCCGAGCCGTGACAGTAAGCCAGCGCGCCACGCTGCCCGAGGATCGAACGGATCACGTCGATCATTTCCGCGTCCACGCCGCCGATTCGCAACTGGTAGTGGCGTGGTGAGTCCACCGGGTCGTGCATCAAGTCTTGGAACAGTTCGTCGTCGGTGTACATTGGCTCGCCCATCACGCAGCCCTCTTTTTAAGTTTCTCGTTCAAGTCGTGCAGCGCCCGCAGATGCAGGAACGCGGGCCATGCGTCGTCGTCCAGGCTTGGGTAGAAGTGGTGCCCGAAGTCGCCGTTTTCCTTGCTGAAGCGCAGCAGATGGTATCCGCCGTCGATCCTCAGTCCCTTGCATTCTTCGTAGGCTTTGGCGTAGGCGGCTAGTTGAATCAAATATTCGGGGTACACTCCGCCGCTGGTCTTGAAGTCGCCGAGCACAAGCCGACCATTCAGCCGCCCGATGAAGTCGAGCGTGCCGCCGTAGCGGTGCGTCTCTGACAGTACCGGCACCTCGCATTCGAGGATTTCCAATTGGGTGCCCTTGCACCAAAACTCAAAGGCGCTATATGCGCTGACGACTTGCGCGCGGAATGCTGCCTTGTCCAGAGTCTCGGCTTTCTCCATCACGCCATCAAGATGCGCGGTCGGATCGCCACCCTTGACGTACACCTCGCACATTTCGTGGACGCACGTCCCAATTTGCAAGGCATCGTTGCCCTCGTAAAGGTTGGCCGGTGCGAACTGGCCCTTGCCTTCGAGGTTGCCGTGCGCGCGGCCTGTCTTGTAAGCCCAGTTGATCAGCGCGCCGGGGTCTTTAATCTTTAGAATGGTAGTGACGCTCGGCACCTTCGTGCCGTCTGCCAGTTTGTAACCGTAGCGAGCGGTGGCCATCAGAATGCCACCTCATCATCGATGAATTCCGCAGGCGCTACGGCAGCAGGCTTCGCAGCAGCGATCTTCGCAATAGCAGGCTGCTCGATGATCCGGTTGCTGATCTTTTCTTGAACCCAGGCGGGCAACTTATTGAAGGCGTCTAGATTCGGCGAATCCGACGACCACCAGAGCGCCTCGCCCTCTAGAGCCGGTGCGGCCATGCCCTTCGGAAGGGGCATAATGCTGGTCAAATTGGCGTAGGTCTTGTCACCCTTCGTGCTGTGGGTCACGTTGATGAACGCAGGCTTGCCAAGCACAGCCGTAAGGTCGAACTTCTTGAGTTCTTCCGGCGTGAACGCGCGGCCACGCCACGATTGCAACAACTGGCGTAGCGTTGCCTTCTCGTTCAACGACAGGCCGACCGTGCGGCTGATAACGGCGGGCAGGCTGCGGGTCTCGCCGTCTTTGGTGAACTCCACGCGCTCGCTCGGAATCTGGAACCGCAGCAGCAGAGTGCGCTTGGGCGCGTGCTGTCCGCCAGGTGAGGGCTGTACCCCGAGATCGACGACCATATCGCAGATGGCGGCATAGGCTCCGGCTTCGATGGGCTTGCGCTCGGGATAGTTGCC